AGGCAGAAGGTAAGATATATGTAGATCAGTCTATGCTTGAAGGTAGTAAGACAGGTAAAGCTGCTGAGTGTGACCTGATGGTTTTGATATCTAAGAACCCACAAGTAGAGGGTGAATTTGAGTCAGACGCACAACGACACTTGAACGTAGCAAAGAATAAACTAAAGGGTGGATGGCATGGTGTCGTTCACTGTCAGTTAGATGGAGAGAGAGCAAGGTACTCAGCATGAGGAGAGTCTTAGATGTAGAGAACTCTATAACTCTACGAGATGGTAAGATATTCAATGATCCATATGAACCTGCCAACACGCTTACTGAGGTAGGTGTGCTGTGCTTAGATACAGGAGAGAAGAGACTACTACCGTTTGACCATAAGGAAGCAACAGAAAAACACAAGTCCAACGCCTGTGTACTTCAACGAATGCTAAACAACACAACTCTACTGATAGGACACAACCTACAGTACGATCTAGCCTGGCTATGGGCTAACGACTTTAAGTATGATGGTGACATATATGACACAATGCTTGCAGAATATTTACTTTTGCGTGGACAGAAGCAACCACTTAGTCTAGAGCAGTGTGCTATTAGGCGTGAGCTACAGTATCAGAAAGATGATACACTCAAGACATACTACAAGAAAGGATACAACACCAATGAGATACCACTTGATGAACTTAGTCACTATCTTGACCTTGACTTGCTTACTACTGGCGAGTTGTACAAAGCAATCGAAGCAGACTTCAACACTCCTGCCTCTGCCTCGCTACGATCTGTTCAAAGAATTACCTTCAACACCTGCAAAGTCCTCACAAGAATGTCAATGGCAGGAATCAGGGTGGATAGAGATGCCCTCGAACACGTCCGTAATAAATTCGAGCGAGAGCGCAAAGAAATACTTGATAGACTGCAAGCCACAACAAGAGAACTGATGGGTGGCACACCTATTAATCTTAACTCACCAGAGCAGATGTCGTGGGTAATCTTTAGCATCAAGCCTAACAACAAGAAAGAGTGGGTAGATATCTTTGATTATGTAGATGACAAAGGGTTTAAAGATGCAGTAAGAAAAAACAGTAAGATGTTATTTAAGACAGTAGCTTCTACCTGCCCTGCCTGTAATGGGTATGGAAGAGTATACAAAAAGAGAAAGGATGGTACGCTATATAAAATACCAAACAAGTGTACAGACTGTGATGCCAGAGGTTTCCTACTGACAGAAACTAAAGAGATGGCAGGGCTAGGGTTCTTCCCACCCAATAAAAAATGGGTCAGTGCAAACGGCTTTGGTGTAGGTAAGACAAACTTAGATGCACTTATAGCCACAGCTAAAAACAACAACATGGAGAAAGCAAATGAATTTTTACAAGATGTCAAGAGGCTTAGTGCTGTTAGCAGTTATCTTAGTAGCTTTGTGGATGGCATTATCACCAACTGTAAAAGAAGTAACAAACTACACATCAACCTTACCCAGCATATCACCAGTACAGGTAGATTCTCTGGAAGAAACCCCAACATGCAAAACATGCCAAGAGGAGGAACCTTCCCAATAAAACGTGTGTTCATCTCAAGGTGGGAGGGTGGCAAAATAATTGAAGCCGACTTTGCCCAGTTAGAGTTCAGAACTGCTGCGTTCCTAGCACAAGATAAGACAGCCATGCAGGAGATTGATACAGGATTTGATGTACACTCCTACACGGCAAAGGTTATCAGTGATGCAGGGCAACCTACAGGTAGACAGGATGCAAAGGCACATACATTCGCCCCTCTCTTTGGGGCTACAGGGTACGGTAGAAGCAAGGCAGAAGCTGCGTACTACAAGCAGTTCGTAGAGAAGTATAAAGGTATAGCTAGGTGGCACAGCAGGTTGGGTGACGAGGCTGTTAATGAAGGTAAGATAACTAATGTCAGTGGTAGGCAGTACGCTTTCCCTGATGTGCATCGTAGAGAAAATGGCAGTGTGTCACACTTCACTATGATAAAGAACTATCCTGTACAAGGCTTTGCTACAGGTGATGTCGTACCTGTTGTACTCATAGAGCTTGACCGTTTGCTTGAGCCTATGCAGTCCTGTCTAGTCAACAGTGTTCACGACAGTATGGTAATTGACACACACCCTGACGAAATAGATGATGTGCTAGGCATAATAGACTTGTTGAACACTAATCTAAATGATATGATTAAGAAAGAATATGAAATAGATATGAACGTTCCTTTGTTATTAGAATCAAAAATAGGAGACAATTGGCTTGACACAAAAGACGTTTGATGATATAACTCTAACTCTGAAACTTTTTACATATGAAAGGTAAAAATATGGAACAGAATGCAGTAGCATTAAAAGTAGAAAACATGAACTTAACAGACGCTATGGGGTTCTCTGCCCCTGCAGTATCACAGTCATCTTTAAGTAGGATCACTGGTACAGTCATACAAGAAGTAGAAGATGGCAAGGTAGTACAAACACCTGTCTTCAAGATTACATCAGATGATGACTTCTACTTTGCTAGAACAGTAGAGGTACGCTTGTTTGCTGAACGTCAAAAGTGGCAGCGTTGGGATAGTGAAAAGAAAACTATGCAGAAGTCAGTGCTGTCTAACTCTTTGAACATAGACTTGAAAGATACACTAGGTACGTTCAACCTGGGTAGACCGTCAGGTTATATCAAAGACTTCCAAGCATTACCCAAGGATCAACAAGACTTGATACGCAGTGTTAACCGTGTCAAAGTTATGATGGGTATGGTTAAAGTAGTAGACCCTTTCTATGAAAGTGGTGGCGCACCTTCCAACGTAGACGGAGAGTTTGCATTTGTAATGGATGTCAAGAACAGAGATAGCTTAAAGTTTATTGACGGTACAGTAGGTAAACTAATTAAGAAAAAGATTTCCCCTGCAGAGCACAGGATTACTTTGCTAGGTGAGACACGCACCTTGCCTAACGGCAACCCTTACATGGTAACTAACGCATCACTTGGTGAGTTCGTTGGCTTGTCTGAGGGTGATAATGAAATCCTACAGAACTTCTTGGACTACGTAGAGTCTAGTAATGAGTACGTTACTAGCAAGTGGTCAGAAGAAAATGTAGAGACTATATCATCACAGGATCAGGACATAGTTACCAACATAGTTGATGTGGAGGATTTTGACCAGTGAACCACCCTGCTGAATTAGCACTACATAAGTATCTTAGAAGCTCCATTGAGGGCAAGTCTACTATGTCTCAGGATATTATAGATAAAATCAAAGATGATATTGGTGCTGCTCTCGACAAACAGTTTAATTCTGTTGAACAAAAGCGAGAGTTTAAACTTAGGATGTCCAACGTTGGGCGTCCAAAGTGTCAGCTATGGTTCGAAAAGAACAATCCCGACCATCAGGAGCCTCTGCCTACGTCATTTAAAATCAATATGATATACGGTGACATGGTAGAGGCTTTACTAAAAGGTTTGCTTAGAGCATCTGGAACAGAGTTTGGTGACAATGAAAAGGTAACACTGTCACTCAACGATAAGGATGAAGTCTCTGGTGAGTATGACATGTTATTGGATGGCAAGATAGATGATGTCAAGTCAGCTAGTGCATGGTCATACGATAATAAGTTTGTTGACTTCTACACACTAGAGAAGGGTGACTCCTTTGGTTATGTACCACAGCTTGTAGGCTACGCTGCAGCAGCTAACAAAAAGGTTGGTGGCTGGTGGGTTGTCAACAAGAACAACGGTAGCTTCAAGTATGTCTCAGCAGCAGAGGTAGACAAGGATAGAGTGTTACAAAATATAAAGGATGTACACACCTACCTTGATAGCAATGCACCGTTTGAGAGATGCTTCACAGACGAACCAGAGGTATACAGAGGTAAGGCTAGTGGTAACTACAAGCTACCCAAAGACTGCACCTTCTGTAACCACAAGCACAAATGCTGGCCTCAACTAAAGAGCCTACCATCCAAGGTATACAGTGGCAAGAAAGAGCCACCTACCGTACACTACACAAAACTAAGAGGTGAATATATATGACTACAATAACAATCAACGGCAAAGATTATGAATCAGATACTATGTCTGATAAAGATAAAGGAGTAGTACAATTACTTCAACAGAACTTGGTATCTGTTAATATGCTAGAGCACTGGTTACAGTGTGTTAGATTTGTAGGAGAGATGAAGACAAAAGAACTGGAAAGATCTCTAAACGAAGAGACAGAGATAGTTCGTGCTCGTAACGAAAAAGGACACTATGTAGCAGATGACCCAGATACCCCAGAAAATGAAGCATGGGTTGAGAAGCCCAAAGAAAAGAAGGAGTAACCCTAGAAGGTATCGCAGTGGCTTAGAGAAAGAGGTTGCTGCATACCTAAAAGATAACCAGAAACAAGTCAGGTATGAATGTTTAAAGATAGAGTGGGAAGACTTACGATATCGAACATACACGCCTGACTTTATTTTAGACAACGGTATCATAATAGAAACGAAAGGCATCTTTGATTCAGAAGATAGACGTAAGCATCTAACCATACGAGAACAACATCCAGAGTTAGACATACGATTTATCTTTAGCAACAGCAAAGCAAAGTTGTACAAGGGTGCTAAGTCAAGATACTATGAGTGGTGTGACAAGTATGAGTTCCAGTGGGATCACCGTGTCATACCTGAAGCGTGGTTAAAAGAAAAGGGTAGACCTACGAAGTTAAAACTTATTCCTTTTAAAGGAGAAAGAAAGTAACATGACTAAGTATAAAATAGGAGCAGATGAAGTATCACTAGTATTAAAGCCTTGTTCTTTTGATAGCAAAGGTAAGTGGACAGGAGAGTTAAACACAGGACTTGTAGTAGGAGAACAGAACCTGCTCCACCCTGAAGATGTGTCGTACTTAGTTCACTTAGCTACACTCATGGGTGCATTTTTAGAACTTGCACAACATGATCAAGACCTATATACTATGGTTGAAGAACACAGAAACGAATTAGTAGGTTACGAAGAAGAAGAAGATAGCCCTCTGTACGAGAAGGTAGAAGGTACAGAAGGTAAGGTTCTAAAGCTTACTAGGTTCACTAAGACACAAGGAAATGCATAATGGGTACTATTGATACACTTACTATGAACGGACAGACTATTACACTAGACTGTGATCCAGTAGATAAACCACCACATTATACACATGGAGAAATAGAGTGTATAGAAGCTATCCGTGAGGTAGTTAGAAGAGTTAATGATGGAGAAGAGGGATACTATTTAGGTAACATACTTAAATATTTATGGAGATATAATGACAAGGATGGTTTAGAAGGTTTAGAAAAAGGTTATAAGTATTATGGGTGGTTAATCCAACGATACAAGGAGACACACAAGTGAAGCATAAGAAGAAGTTTAGCGTTACCTTCTTATTAGAAGTAGAAGAACCAAGTAACGTACTGTCAACTGTAGAGGACGCACACGTAGAGGATATGCATGATCTAATACACAATACGTTTCACGATATAGATGATGTAAGCATAGAAAATTTAAACATAAGGGAGAGAATATGATCAACGCTAGTGACATCGAAGCATTTGAATACTACAACGAACTAGAGACAGGTGCAGTACTGCCTACAGATTACCAAACGTTTATACATAAGTCTAGGTATTCCAAGTGGATACCAGAAGAACTAAGACGTGAGAACTGGGCAGAAACAGTTGATCGTTATATGAAAAATATTGTTGGAGATAAGCTTGACACAGAAGTTTATAGCGAAATAAGACAAGCTATACTTGATCTAGAAATCATGCCTAGTATGAGAGCTATGATGACTGCAGGTGCAGCAGCAGACAGAGACAACACATGTATATACAACTGTAGCTACCTACCTGTAGATGATCCAAAGTCTTTTGATGAAGCTATGTTTATCCTTCTCTGTGGTACAGGTGTTGGCTTTAGTGTAGAGAGACAATACATAAACAAGCTGCCAGAAATACCTGACTTGTACGACAGTGAAACTACCATCGTAGTGCAGGACAGCAAAGAAGGTTGGGCTAAATCTTTCCGACAACTATTAGCATTACTGTGGGCAGGTGAGATACCTAAGTGGAACATGTCTAAGATCAGACCTGCAGGTGCTAGGCTAAAGACGTTTGGTGGTAGAGCCTCTGGTCCTGCTCCATTGGTAGATCTGTTTAACTTTACTGTACAAACATTTAAGAATGCACAAGGACGTAAACTAAATGCGTTAGAGTGTCACGATATCATGTGCTTTGTAGGCCAGATAGTAGTTTCTGGTGGCGTTAGACGCAGTGCTATGATATCATTATCAAACCTGAGTGATGATCGTATGCGTCACGCTAAGTCAGGACAGTGGTGGGAAACTGCAGGGCATCGTGCTCTAGCAAACAACTCTGTATCTTACACAGAGAAGCCTGACATGGACTCCTTCTTGCGTGAGTGGACATCACTTGTAGAAAGTAAATCTGGTGAAAGGGGAATATTTAACCGTGAAGCATCTAAGAAACAAGCTGCAAAGTATGACAGGCGTGATCCTGATTTTGAGTTTGGAACTAATCCATGTAGTGAAATTATACTCAGGCCGTATCAGTTCTGTAATCTTACGGAAGTTGTTGTTAGGGCTAGAGATGACGTGGATTCTATTGCGAGAAAAGTCAGGCTTGCAGCGATACTTGGAACAGTTCAGTCCACATATACTAAGTTCCCATATCTGCGAAAGGTGTGGCAGCGAAATACCGAAGAAGAACGATTGTTGGGTCTGTCACTCACAGGGATAATGGATAACCCCTTGATGACAACAAAGAACAAAGGTCTTGATAAAACATTGGAGTTTCTAAGAGATGTATCTGTATCTACTAATGCTGAATATGCTAGTCTTTTCAACATACCCTGCTCTGCTGCGATTAGCTGCAACAAACCATCGGGAACTGTCTCACAGTTGGTTGACAGTGCCAGTGGTATACACTCTCGTCATAGTGCATATTATATCCGTACTGTTCGCGCTGACGTAAACGATCCACTGACACAGTTTATGAAAGATCAAGGCATACCTAATGAGCCATGCGTTATGAAACCTGACACAACTGTAGTGTTTAGTTTTCCTATAAAGTCTCCTAACAAAGCAGTTACTCGTAATGATCTGACAGCTATTGAACAACTAGAGACATGGCTAGAGTACCAAAGACATTGGTGCGAGCATAAACCTAGCGTCACCTGCACTGTTCGTGATGATGAGTGGCTAGAGGTTGGAGCCTTTGTTTATAAACACTTTGATGAGATGAGTGGTATATCCTTCCTGCCCCACTCAGATCACACATACCAACAAGCACCCTATCAGGAGTGTAGCAAAGAGGAGTACAACAAACTCCAAAAAGCCATGCCTCGTAACATAGAGTGGTCAGCTTTGTGTGACTATGAAAAGGAAGATAACACGGTAGCTATGCAAACACTAGCCTGTACTGGCGATACGTGTGAGATAGTTGACTTAACATAAAGGAGATAATTATTATGTTAGTATTTAATTTACTTGTACCTGTAGTTTACGCTTTAACACTTTACGGTGGTTACAATGATGTAGCTAAACCAGTGGCTAAAGCAACATACGAAACAAGTGTTGTCGTTTACGAAAAGAGTGCAGACATCATTAAAGATATTACTACTGATGATGTACCTACAGAAGATTCAGAATAGTGTATGTCTTAGTACTCATAATGTCTATTGCGCCAGGGTATGTTCAAGTCCAAGCAATTAATCATATATACCCTACTATGGAGATGTGCAAGAGTAGCGCATCATACATACGCAGTGATCTTATAAGTAAGAAGCCTACACCTGAGTCTACTGTGTCGGCTTACTGTACTGAGATACCAATAGAGGTGTAATGAATATAGAGCGTGAAGCAAAGATACACATGGAAAGGAAACTAAAGCTTTTCTTTGAGGAGCTAGAAGTAAAGTTACAGCCTGTAAGAAAACACATAGAAGAAAATCTACGTGAAGATATATACAAAGTTAGAGCTTTACAAGACATAGATGACATACTTATGATAGCTAAATACGCTGCAGAAAAGTATGGTCTAAAATAAAAGGATAGCCGTTGACTTAACTGTTGGCGGCTATTCTACATCCCAGTTTTGATTTTAATATTCAGATGATCTATGTAAGACTCATAAGTTTTTAACTCTCTAAAGTTAAAGTCTTTTAGTTCAGCATCTACACCTAAACTCTTCATGTACTTCATAGCTTTATCTTTTTGAAAGTTGTTACCTTTAGTAGATGCTCTGTACCTTTGCTGATCTAAGTAAGCTGAACTACCAGGAATATCAAAGTAGTCTCGTAGTTGATCTCTAGCTTTTTTAAGTTCGTACTTTACTCTGCCACGTTTGTACTCCAAGTCACCCTCTTGAAATCTTTTACTAGACAATAACATCTGCATACGTTTCTCTAACATGGGTGCTAGACCTTCGTTAAACAACCTGTCATAGGTAGGAATATTAGATCTCTGATCTTGTTTCCATGACTGTAAGTTTGTTAAAGTATATGCTTGCTCTGTGGCTGTCTTACCTCTCTTAATGTTTAAACCAAATATACGAGCTAGAGGATTGGCATCATATAGGTCACCCTCTCTGCTACTTACACGTAGGTTCTCACCTGTAAGAGTTTCTGACTCCCCTACCAAAGCCTCTAATATATTATCAAAGTATTTAGTAGATGACTGTGTAAACACTGGTAAAAAACCGTCAGCTTGCCTAACATCCTTTGCATTGTCATTGTCTGCTAGAAAGCCTATAGATCTGTTGATAGCATCAAGAGGACGTGTTGCACCAGCAGCTATGTTACCCATAGACTTATACAATGCGTCCAGATCTGCTCCTCTTCCCCCACTAGAAAAGAAGTCTATTGCATTAAACACGTCATTACCAAACTGTAAGTCTCTTGCAACTTGTCCTATAGCTAACTGATTACCTAGTTCTTCTATTAGTTCAGGAGGAATAGTTTCTTGTTTTACAGCAAGATTACCAACTCTTCCAGCAACTAAAAACAGCGAGAACGGAAAGACGTTTCTAACATCCATAACAGTTCCACTCATCTCTATTTCGTTTACACCTAAACCTTTTTTCTGTCTCTCGTTATCTAATCCCATAGCTAGTAACAGACCAGTTGTACCCACTAAGGAACGAGCAAATGCTTCGTTTGTTTTTATGCCAGGTTCTTTCTTAGCTATACGAGAAGCAACCCCTGCAAAACTTAATGGACTCCATTGATAGCCTGTTGCTACAACGTTGTTCATAAATCTACCAAATGGGATAACCGTACCCAACACAGGTGTGTTAGAGGCTTGTTCCACAGCCCTAGCCACAGCACCTAAATACTGATCATCTGTTGTATAATCTTTTGAGAACACTGATCGTAGTGTAGTATCTACTGCGCCACCTATAACATCATCATCTAACATTTTCATGTCACCCGACTTCAGCACATCAATTAAATTTTTATCGTGCTTTAGTCTGACATACTTATCTAGTTCAGTCATAAACATTTGAGATTTAGTAAATGTATCTTGTATGCGAACACCAGTTATTGTCATAGAAGCATCTGCAAATATCTCTGCGTTTTTAATCACAGGATTGTTTACATCAACGTTATATCTTTTAGCAGTTCTCTCTACCCCACCGCCAATAGTCTCAAACAATAATCCTTTAAACTCTTTGTTATCACCTATGTCATCCATCAAGTTTACAAAAGTTTCGTAGGTGGCTAGAGGATCAAGAAAGTTTTTCATCTTCTGAGATTGTATGTCTCTATACACACGAGACTTTCTAAATAAATCCTGACTTAATTCTTTTTTACCTACACTAGCTGCACCTAAAGCGGCTACGTATAGCTGCCCTGATGCAAATATATCAGCCACACCCTGCCCACCATAGAACTGTGCAAAGCCAGCTACGTTAGCTGCAGTTGTAGCAGGAGATGACACAAGCAATCTTTTCCATACGTTTTGTGCGTATCCTAATCTCTTAGCTCTTTTAGCCGTACCAAACAGACCTTCTTTTTCTAGAGTATCTCTTACTTCTTTTTGTTCAAGTGCCGTTGCAAGTATCTCGTTCCCTGATACAACACCTGCATCTGTAGCTCTTCTGACAGCAGCCATAACACTAAGAGTGCTACCTGCTCCACTTGTAGTAGCGGCTATTACATCCCCTAAATCCACAGCAAGTGTAGCAGTAGTTCCCAAGTCTATGCTTGTTTCTTTTTTAAATAACTTCGATATTTCTTTAAGCTCTTCCTCTGGCATATATTGTAGCAAGTTTGTCATAACATCTGATACTTTTGTTTTCTTTGAAAATTTAATACCGTTCTCATTAAATATCTTTGCCAGCCCACCGACAGGAATCTTACCTTCTGCAGCAGCTTTGTCTGCAGTTGTGTAGCCTAACATTATTTGACTAAGCAAACTCTCAGGCATTATTTGATTACCTTCACCTTTGGCTAACTCTTCTTTACCTGATCTTACTTTTTCTCCCCAAGACTTAATTGCCTCTTTCATCTCTTTTGCTGCTTTATCAACAGATTTTTTAGCCAATAGTGGTTTGCCTATTGCTTGATTTTGAAGTTTATTAACTAGTCGTTGTTGTTTTTTTATTGTTTCTTTATCTGCACCACTTTGTTTTAGTTTCTTTAATTCTTCTTTTGCAGCTTTAAACTTTTTAAGAGGAAACTCTTCACCTCTTGTTCCTGCTCTAGCCATGTCTGCTGCTTCTGCAAATCCAGACATACCTTCTGCTTTACCAAATGTGTAGTGTAGTCCACCACCCACACCGCCTAAAGCCAAAGACATGGCAGTTTGTGCTGCACTATACTTTTCTTGAGCGCCTACATCTAAGTACAAATCTTGTATAGCCATGTCTTGATAGCCAGCAAGTAGTGAATCAATGGCTGTAGTTTGTAGCACTGCTTTCTTACCAGCTTGTTGCATACCAAACTTTATAGTGCGTGGCTTTAGTCTACCCTTTGTAAGAGTTACCTCGCCACCTTCAACTGTTGCTTTCCTAGCTGCCCTGCGCCCAGCCTCAAATCTTACTTTTGCTCTGGCTGCTTTTGCTGCACTATCAGCAGCCCTAGTCATGGATGCTTTTGTGTAGCCACTACCAGTGAGCTTCTTAATCATAGCCTCTGCTGCATCATCTCCTGCTTTTTTAGCGGCTTCTTTAGTTGCACCAGACTGTGCTGCTCTCCTAGCTGCTGCTGCTACTGAATTTTTTATTGCTGCTTTACTGGCTTCACTTACGCCTAACGCACCAGCTTTACCTGCAAAGCCTGTCACTAAGCCTAAGTAGTTTGTAGGGTCAGTTGCTACTGCTAAGATGTAATCCTTTACACCATCCACAGCGCCAAACACACCATCATTTACAAAGACATTACCTAGACTGTCGTATAACTCATATGCTTCTTTCGCTGCTCTTTTAGTTTCATCATCAGCTTTAGAAATATATCTAGCTTCACCTGCAGTTGCAACTATGTTTGTATTAAACCTACGCATACTGTCAACAAAGTCCTCCACTACAGTATCAGCCTCTGCTGTTCTGTAGGTAGCACCCTTCTTGCCTATCATGTAATTGCGTATCTTGTTGAGCCTGTCTCTTCGATACAAGTCTTGCTTCTTTAACTTTTCTCCCTCACGAGTATCCGACTCAAACATGTCATCAAACTGTGTGTTATCTCTGTACACAGGCGTAGTTGTATCAATGTCTTTAGATGTATCTGTCTCTATACCATACTCTTTATAAAAATCATTAAGTGTTGTCATTGTAGTGCTGCCTTTAATGCGTCAGAAAATTTAGTGCCAGAAGTTCCAAAAAAATCTTTACTAACTTTGCCTGTCTTTAACCATGCTTTAGCTTTACCGTGTCCTTGATTGTGTGCGTATGCTAGTGCTGCTAGTTTTTCTTTATCTGAAAGTTTTTTATACTCAGGTGATGTCATCATGTACCTATGATTTTGAGCAGTATAAGCAGCAAAGGCTTTCTCCTGCAAGTCTACATCTCCTCTAAATGACTCTCTAGCTCTTTTATTATGGTCTAATGTTAAGCCTAATAATTTAGCTGCATCTATCTTGGCATCTTTACCTAACTGATATCTACCATCGTAGTGATCATTAGCACCGCCCATAGCATTGTATCCTCCTGACCCTGCAGATTCTATACTAGCTATTTCTTCTCTGTATATATCCCACATATTTTTATCTACACCTAGTCTGTCTGATACAAGATCGTACACAGTGTTTTCCCATGTAGGTTTTTTCTTAGGGGTCATTAAACCTTGGGGTTCTTTTTCTATGGATTCAGAATCAGGGATGGTTATTTCTACATCATCAAATACAACCTCATCCTTTGGTATAAGTATTGCTACCATATCTATAAGTCCTTGTATATTATTTTTTCTGACTAAGTTTGTTTGTAACAGGATGAATATAGAAAGCACCGCTAGGAAGATTATCATATGCTTTATTTTTATCTGCATTACTCATACTTTCTGAAAATGTATATGGATTGTTTCTTGTTGCCTCCTCTGTATCCTCTTGCTCTATTACCGCAGGTTCTTCTCCTAATTTTTTACCTGTCTCAGGATTATGCGTATCTCCAAACAATTCATCCCACTCATCAACTCTTAAATTATCAGGAACATCTATTTCGCCATTTAATATTTGCTGTCTTGTTTCGTAGTCTAGTGAAACACCTGTGAATCTACTAGTAAAAGCATTTGGTCTAGGCGGTACTTTTATTTCTAGGTCTAAGCTAGTAGTTTCAGGAACTTCTGGAGTAGATATAACAGGCTCCTCACCTGCTAGTTGTACGCTTGGTATTAAACCTTTTGTAGCCATATCTTTTAGTAAATCATCTACTTGCTCTTCAGGAGCAGTTTGACCCCCTATTACTAAACCCTTTACTTTCTTATCTGCACCTATAATTATTTCATGCTTAACACCGTTATGCACTACGCTGAATTTATTTTCTACATCTTTATTTATTGAAGGTTTAGCTTTTAATATATCTCTAACTACTTTTCGTTCTAGCGCCTCATCATCTAGACTGCTGTACTCTAACCCTGCTATGTCCTCCTCAGTTAATCCATTATCCGTTAACAAAGTACGAAATCTATTTATATATTCAGGATCATCTTTAGCTACAAGCCCTACTTGATTGAGTAGCTTTTGTCTTTTATCAAGCTTTGCTAACTCCATTGCCCTAGCATTAGCTGCATCTGTTTCTAATCCCTCTGCCATTGCTCTTTTCATATAAACATCATCGCGTATGTTAGAGTCAATCGTACTGTCAATTAAACTTACCATCCTGTTAAAAGAAGATGCTGCACTTGTTGGGTCAAAGTCTCGTGTAGGTGTAAATGAAAAGTATGTACCAGGTGCAACACTATCATAAGTCTCCTGTTTAGATATTTCGTTTATATCCATAACAGAATAACCATCATAGTAAGCATCTTTATCTAGCTTTGATCTTACTGCATCATCTAAGTCAATACCAAAGATAGTCTTCATTAGACCTCTTTGTGGGTCTTGAGTGCTACCTAGTGATGGGTCAGTAAGAGCAGTGTTCATCTTGTAAAACTCCTCTGACTTAACATCTCCATATGCAAAGTTATCTGAGAAGTCTATCAAAGATTCTATCTCGTACTCATCAAACTTTTGCCCAGATGTAAAGTTACGCCTTGCTGCTTCTTCTTGAGCAGACACAGACAAATCAAACAAACCTTTAGGACCAGACGCAATAGCTGCATTGATGTGTTTATCTTCAAAGCCTAACGATCTTAATCTTGATATCTCAGACTTAGCTAAGTTACCTAGCTGTCTAAGCTGGGTTATCTTAGTCTTACCTACTTCTGCATTTTCTTTTAGTTCTCTTTTATATTCTCTTGCTTCGGCAACTCTTTCGTTAATCTGCCTTGCAGAGTCTGCCATAAATGATGCAGCAAATGCTTTTGCGTTAAATCCCATAGTATCCTACCTTCTAGCCATTAGGCCCATCTCTTGTGGAGCCTCTTCAGGTGGCTCATTTACTTGTTGCATTTCTTCTGGCTCTGGTGCTGGCATGTCTTGCGCTTCCATTACTTCATCACGGTTTACATCTTTATCTAGAAACTCTGACATTTGACCTAGTAGTTCTGTGCCTGAATCTTCACCACCTTCTTTTTTTGCTTTTATTAAAGCGCCCTGTAGAATCATCTGAACCCTAGTTCTTTCTTTCTTATCTAATTCTGCTTGTGGGTCTTTGTTACTAAACTTATAATCTATGTCATTGCTCTCAGCTACAGCAGCTAGAAACTCCATGACTACAGGTTTTACAAGTAGAGCAACGTCTAAACTGTGCGTACCTCTCATAACTTGAGATAAGGTCAACGCTTCTGACAAAGGATTGATAGCTATGCCAGATTCTATAGCAACCATTAAATCATCTAGAGTATCTTCTTTAGATAAACTTGTCATGTAAAAACTTATAGCGTCTTCTACCCTATCTATATTTACAGGACGCTCCCAAGGACGTTCTCCTATTTTATGGGTGAACAAAGAGTTACCTGCTATTGGTGCTCCAAAATCTAATACTGCCATTTTATTTTCCTATTTAGTAAACCCAGCGCCAAAGTATAATCCTACTATGGCTGATACAATATGTGTGTCAAGGGGTGTGATTACAAATCCTTTAGCCATCTTCCACTGGATAGCATCTTCAGGTCCAAACATCCAGTTCCAAAAACCACCAGTTGCCTCTGTATATCCTACGTATACACTTACTTCAGGATACCACACTGCGACTAGCTTTGGCAAGACAATAATGCTAAATACTGCAGATAAAGCTATTAATCTTCTAGTCCAAGCAAAGTGCTTGTCATCCTTGCCAGCGTTACGTGCATCAGCTACAGCTTGCTTTCTGAAGTTGGCACGTTCCATAAGCATTTTATTGTTAGCTTCTTTAGCCTTTATGGACTGCCCCCATATAGACATCACTCCACCTAGTATAGTGGAGAACAGCATAGTGATTAGTTCTAGGGGTAGGCCGAACATTAGTTACTCCATGTTTCAGGGTTGCCAAGATTTACTGATATAACCGTCTGAAAAGGCTTTCCTGCTTTTTTAAGATCTTCCTGTGTCGCATACCCTATCATAGAAGCTGCCTGAACAGGAGAGGCTTCTCGTATCAACTCTCTTGCTAGAGTATAATCATTATTTTGTAAAGCATTATAATAAGCTACACGTTTAGGACCATCATTATAATCAAATGTGTCATCAATTATAATCTCACCATCTTTATTTTTAGAAAAATTAAAAACGCCAAAACTTCTTGCCATCCTTAACTCTGGATTTAACACACCTGCTAATGGTCCTTTTTTGTTAACCTCTAATTCTTTCTGCCCTAAATCTTCATATTTAGTATAATCTCTATCGTCTTGTATAGCTTTACTTACGGCACCACGTAATGCTTCAACATCTGATTTATTAATATTTTCTTCTGTGAAAGTTCCACCTGTGTCTAAGATATTGTTAGCAAAAAATCTAAATTCTGTAGTTCCAAAGTTTTCTAAAAAGTTTCCTAGCCCCTCAAACAAACCTGCTTTAGCTACTGTAGCGCCATCGTTAATACCCTCTTCATCTCCCTCAGATGTACCTTCAACTGGCTTAGACATTAAGCCTTGACCCTCCATAAGTAGCTCCATCTGTGTTTTTTGTTCTGGTATTATTGCTTTACCCAAATCCTCTGATGTAATCTGTGGCACACCTGCAAGTGCTGCTGTGGTGTTCTTACCTACAATGCCATCAACTTTTAAACCTTTTTCTTTTTGAAAAGCTTTGATAGCTTTCTTTGTCTGTGGACCTACCACGCCATCTACAGTTATGTTGTATCCTGCATCCACTAACTTCTGTTGTATTTGTTTATTGTTTAACTTTACAGGTTCTTCAGGTATAGGATCAACAAATGTTTCAGGCTCAGTTGGCTGTGTCATCAGCTTTTCTTGAGCTATCATAGCTGTTACATCTGTCAACAAATCATTTACTACTGGAGATGTCAGTCTTTGTTTCATAACTTTAGGAACTTCGTTACCAAACTTAGAGAGTCTTCTTATAGTAGTGCTATGTTTATCATACAAAGAGTTTGGATTTATAAGTAACTCCTGTAAGCCAGCACTGTCTAGTTCAACGCCTACATCTTCATCTTCAGAATCGTCATAGTCGTTCATCATAGTAATTGCATTTGTAGTAGCAGCTACTGGATTAGTTGTTGATTTGTCATCATCGTCATCATCATCTTCAGGTCTAGCTCTAGGACGTGGGCTTGCCATCAATCCTTCAGGTCTAGCTTTAGGGCGTATACTTGAGGTTGGAGCACCTGACGGTTTTTTATCGTCATCTCCAATACCTAAAAAGTTTTTTATTATTTCACCTAATCCTAATTGTTCAGCCATTTTATTTTACCTTATGAAAAGAAACTACCAATGCCACCTGCTTCACCTACGGCACCTATTACAGATGATAAGAACATACCTGCTGCTGATGAAAATGCAGAATCTTCAGCAGAGTCATTATTTATTTTTGCTTTGAGAAGTTCAAAGTCTCTGTCTAATTGTTTCTCTGAAGTAGTCCATGCGTAGTTCATTAGGTCACGTTCTTGCTGCCACAGTTCAGCTATACCTTGTGCAGTCAAATTATTTGCTGTCATAGCTTCTCGCATAGTAGCTTCGTTCATAGCTGCATTATTTATTGTAGCTATACTCTGTCTCCAGACTGCGTTAGCTTGTGCTATGACTAACTGATTCTGTGCATTAAATACATCTCGCTGATTATCAAGTTCTGCTTGAAACTTAGATATAGTATTTTCTTCACCTGCATTAAACTGTTCCATAGCATTAGTTTGTGCTGTATTAAACTGTTCTATTTGTGCAGTTATAGTATCAAAAAATTGATTGACTTGATTTGTGCTTTCAGCATTAAATTGTAAAGATACATTTTCTGCAGCCTGATCAGAGAATATACTTTGTACAAGTGACTGTGCCTCAAACATGGTAGCTTGCTGTTGATTGTCTAAGTTAGCCATATCCATCTGTAAAAATGCTTGTGCTTGTTGTGTAGCAGCTTGTTGTCTGTTACTTAAGTTAGTAGCATCTATCTGAGTTAGGGCAGCACAGTCAGCTAAAAGTTTAGCTTGTCTGCTATCTAAGTTAGCTAAGTCAACTGTTTGTGCTAACTCAGAGTTTCTGATAGCACGAGTTTGTTCTGCTGTGAAGTTTAGATTGGCTATCTCTGCAATACGTTCTGATCTTATAATATTTACTTGTTGTTTATTAGTAAGCTCTTGACCTTTCATAGCTGCTTCTATCTGTGCATTTGCAAGAGCAGTTTGTTGACGTGCAGATAAGTTTT